TAAATAATTATTAGCGTTACCACTCAAAGTAATCTCTATACATTTAGCACCATTAACTAAAGTATTTACTTCAGCTTGAGTATATGCTCCTACTTGAGCAGAAGTAACTGTATGAGGATTATCGGTTAAATCTTTATGAGTAACTGCATCGCTAACATCTGCCACAGCGACTTCATTAGCTCCACCTTCGTCCAATTTTTGGTCGGTATTTTGAATGTGTTTCTTATCTACAGCGTCTTTAATGTCTGCGACTGCTACTTCACTAGCTCCGCCCTCATCTAATTTGATATCTGTGTTCTGGATATGTGTCTGTTCTACTGCTTTAGCTGTTTCATCATCCTGAATTTTGTCATATTTAGTTGGTTTAAATCTGTCCATTATTATTGCCTCCTAATTTTTTATTATAATAAGAGATAGAGGCTAAACTGACTTCCCCTTATATTAGTTATACGATTACACCAATTTTTTTCAAATCTTCTCTCTTAAAAATTCTTAAATTCTCTTTAGGGTATTGTTCTTTAAATAAATCTATTTTATCTATAGCTTTTTGAGAAAAATATCCCTTTATTTCAATAAACTGATTCCACTCTGGAATATAAAAATCGGGTGTGTATGTAGTTTTACCCAAATCAAAAGTTTTAGATTCATATCTCCATTTACACCCACTCAGATCTAAAAATTGGGCAAACCATATTTCCCAGTTACTTCTCATATTTATTCCTTTATACATACCCCAATGAGGTCTGAGAGGTTTTCCAAAATGATAATTCTTCTTGCCTGTTATGGAAGGTCGCTTCTTACCAAGCCAATATCTGATAGGATTTTCCAATTGTCTCTTTGACATTAATTTTAAAGTTTTAGCAGAATAAACACCCAACTTCCCTTCGTTCCAAGATTTTTGACCTTTATGGGCTTTGCTCATTTTCTTTCGAGCTTCTAAACTTGGCTTTTTGCCACTATTTGCTTTACTTATCTTTGCCTTTGTTTCCCTAGACCGTTTTATTCCTTTTAACAAGCAACTTACTTTCTTTTTAGATTCTGCTGTGTTGTGCTTCCCAAACCTCGGATGATTCTCTGGATTCTTAAATCTTCTTTTCATAGCACAAGAACCACATCTTCCTTGACCATAAAACCCAGAAAAAATACTGATTTCTTTACCACAATCTATACAATAGTATCTTTTTTTTGCACTCATTTATTTCCTTAAACAGTTGTGTCACTGACGACAATCAATGATACTTTATCTTGGGCATTGTAGGAGTACACAGATAATTTCGCTGGATCTCCAGCACCTGCTCCTGTTGCATATTCCTTAATAGTCTCAACCTTGCCAACTCCGTTTCCAGCAACTACATAAGTGTATTCGGCTGTAATATTGGCTTTTTTCAACGGATTTTCATCAACATCTAAAATATCTGGAAAAGTTACATTTGCATAAATTGTTCCATCTGCATCTACCTTAAGATATTTAGCATTGCCCACAGTTCCATCGGTAGAAGCAATTTTTAAATTATCTATATTAAGAGATAAAGAATCTACAGATAATTCAGTATCAACTTTTAAAACACCAAGTCCATCGGCATCTATTGTTGCTGCAAGAGGGATAAATTTTACTTGATTTCCATCCTTGACCGAAGCGTATAATCGAGCCATCGTTTTACTCCTTTGTTTTTAATTTTTGTTACTCAGCAATTTTATTTTTTATTTTTCTCGTCGGAAAAAAGTTCTTGCTACTTTGAACTAAAAATTTTAATGCCACTTCAGAAAGCAGAAAAGCCCCACCACTATTAATGTCTGTACTAACATAAATATTCTATCAAGTTTATGGTCGCTAAGGTGATTTGTAAAATGAATTCTTAACTCCTTCATCCCCTGCTCAAGCTGTCCTACTTTGTTACTTAGTTCAACCAATATATTTGTATGATTCTGTTTTGCCATTTTATTCCTTATTTCTTAAAAACTTTCGCCAACCCTTTATCTATGAGTTCTTGATTTATGTTTCTGCTGTCAAAATAAACTATTGCAAGTGAATATTCTTTTGCTAACTTAATATCAATCAAAACCTTTTTATTTACTAAAGTAGCGTTAAGGTATTCAATCGCTCCATAAAACTTGCTATTCTTATCCTTAAGAGATGAGATATCTTTCAGTCTAAGGGTTGACCTAACTCTAACTCCAAATCCTAATGAGATTTCAGCATCAAAGGTATTTATATTCTTTATGCTTTTGATTGTGGCTTCATATCTCATTATTTTGTCTCCAGAATTTTCAGAACCAGTAGGTCTGGGGCTACATAAGCCCCAAACCCACCAGATTAATTATCACCTATTATGGTGCCACATAGCTATTCTCCAAACCACTGATTCTCACGATTGACCCAACTCCAAGGGTCTGTTTAAAATCAATTCTTTCAGAGATTACCACTCTAAGAGCATCTGCTTCGATAATCTTATCAGATTCAAACTTTACTTTCCGTCTGTCACCGATAATAACCGCATCCTTTCTCATTAGAATAGCAACACCTAAATCAGCTCCTGTAAGTGCTCCGCCTTCCATTACGCTAACTGTCAATTCTTCAGGGATATAGGGAGATTCTATGAGTTTAATACCCATATATTGCCCTAATTCACCTTTAAGAATCGTTGCGTTCGGACCATATTTTTCAACAGTCAGAACAGATTGTTCTTGGCGTAATTTAGAAGCAGTGTAAGGACTAACTAAAAGTATCAGCTTATCAACACCACGACCATACTTGCCCATCGCAACTCTAGCAACTTCAATAGTAGCTAACAAAGAAGTAGCATAAGCCACAACTTTAGCAGCACCCAATTTAAGAACTCCTTCAAGAGCTTCTCTAACATCTTGAGCATTGCTCCAACTAAGTGCTGGATCGCCCTGAATCATAGCTTTCTCTTCAGCAGTAGCGACTCCTTCTGCAAAAGCATCCTTTATAAGAGGAAGCATTGCAACTTTAGAATCCTCTTCCACTTCGGTAGAAATATCAGTATACGCCATCAATTTCTTAGCCACTAAAGTAACCTTACCAGCAAAAGCAGTATCAAGACTTGATTTTGCAGTAGGGGCAGTAGCCTCACCAGAGACATAGTACACCGTAGCATCTGCATCGATTCTAGGAATCTCAAAAGTAGCTGTAGGCATAGTTATCGTTCTGAAAAGTTCACGGGCATAATTCTTCTCCCTCACCAAGGCTACAAACTCTGTAGCATACTCGGTAGGTAAGAAGTTTCCGATTTCAGATGATAACAAGTCCTCAGCATCAGCTTTCTGTAATCCTATTCCAACAGCTTTTTTAATTGCATCGTCTAACATATTTTAAAACACCTCCTGTCTTTACAGATTCAACCTAGCACAATTTTTCTAGGATATTATTTTTGTTCTCCAAATACTATTCGGTTCCAACCTTTATCAGTTGTCTTTTTAACATCTTTCTTCTCCTCATCCTTTTTCTTATCGGCATAAGGAGCATCTGCTATAAAACTTTTTCTTTGTGGTTTTTCTTCTTCCGCTTTCTCAACTTTCTTTTCAACTTTTGGCTCTTCTTTCTTTTCAGCCTCTAAAATTTTTTCCTCAACTTTAGGTTCTTCCTTTTTCTTCTCTGGCTCTTTTACTTCAACATCTTTTTCAGGAAGTCTTGCAAGAACCTCATCAATCTTCTTACCTAAATCCTTAAGACTCGCCAAAACTTCTTTTAGAGGAGCTTCAGGAGCTGGATATTGCTTCCCAGCTTCTTCTTCCTTTTTCGGATAAGGATATTTCTCAGGATAAGGATATGCCTGACCAACCAATTTTGAGACCTTCGCCTTTATCTCCTGCAATATAGCTTTTACATCCTCATTGGTTTCTTTTGCGATAAGTTTATCCAATAAGAAAATAATCTCCTTTACCTCTTCACCTAGTTTTGCATAAGGATATGGATAATAAGGATAGGGATATTGTTTAGCATTTTCAACTTCATCAACTAAAAGTTCCCAAGTTGCTTCACTATCGTCTTCTACCTCTTCTTCCTTTTTTTCCTCTACTTTCGGTTCTTCCTTCTTTTCTTCCACTGGTTCAGATTTTTCCTCTTTTTCTTCTGAAACTGTATCATCAGTTTTATCTGGTAAGAGATTAATTTGAATAGTAGAAGTATCGTCTAAGGCTATAGAAGCAGATTCAGTCTTTGTACCCTCAACTTTTTCTTTCTCTATTTTTTCAGAGGCTTCTTTATCCTCTTTTTCATATTTCTCCAAATCCTCTTTCTGAGTATCTTCCTTCTCTACTATTTTACTATCCTCTTTCTTTTCTACTTTTGTAGTTTCTTTTTTCTCTGCTGTTTCCTTCACAATCTCCTCAACCTTCTTTTCTTCGGCTTTGGGTTCTGTAGTCTCAACAACATCAGAAGTTCCATCAGAAACAGTAATGTTAGTAGTATCAGAATCAGTAGTTTCGATTTTCTTTTCTTCTGCCATTTCTTTCCCCTCCTTTCTCTTTTTGATTTCGTCTGTAATCGCTGTGTTAAAAGATTTATTTACTAATGCAAATTTCGCTTCAGGATTAGCTGGTAATCCAACAACACTTACCTCAAATAATTCTATGCCTGTAACCTCATTATAAGATTTACCATCTTTTCCCACTTTTTCCTCTGATGATGTTACTCTGCCACCGATACTAAAACTATCAAGAATATCTTCCTCTATTAATGTCCACAGTTGGTCGGCTGTTTGTGAAATCTCCACAATAACTCTCAAACCTTTATCATCAATTCCTGTTTCAACAACTTTTCCGACGGGAAATTTTTGATGCTCATGTTCGTAGAAAACAGTATGGTTTTCAAGCAGATGATTCGCAGCCTGTCGCAATGCTTCTATAGTAATAACTTCGTTCTGCCTATCGAGGGCAGCAGTAGAAGCATATCCACTGATAAGACGCTTACCATCCTTTTTAGATTTCTTCAGAATATCTGTATAGACTTTAAACTGCAAATTATCAAATAAATTGTTCATTTTGTTTCCTCTCCTTCTTCACCTGGTAAAATTATGCTCCCACGATTTTTGCATGGTCTATGATAATGCTTTCCTACTTCATCATCATAATATATTCCCTTATCACCAATTTCTTTGTGACAATAAGGACACTCCCAAATTTCCTTTGGAACATTTACTATAATAACTTTAACTTTCCGAGCTTCCTCTGTGTCTTCTTTTGCAAGTTCTTTCTTAATCATATCAACAATTTCTTCCATTGACTTCAAACCAATTTTACCATTAACTAACTCTCTGGTTTTTAAAACCTTCTTAAGTGATTTTTCTAAATCATTAAGTTCCACAATATCTCTACCATCATCGGCAGAAAGTAATAGTGCATAAACTAAAACTTCCTTTAGATGGGCTCCAGTTAGACCATCGGACTTCGATGCAATATCTCTTAAGCATTTATCTTTATTAGTGATGTTCATAGGTTGTGCAAGTTTATTTAAAATTTCATATCTAAGTTGTTCATCTGGCAAACTGAATATAACAACTTCGTCAAAACGACTCGGCCTATCAAGAAGAGCTTTTGGCAATCTATCAGGATAATTTGTGCAAAGAATTGTGCAAATACCATCTACAGAAGTGAGTCCATCCATTTGGGTTTTTACTACACCAACAGCAGAACTTTTTTCTAAATAGTCGTCTAAATCTTCCATAAAAAGAATACAAGGAGCCAATTCCTTTGCCATATCATACATATATTTGATATCTTCACTATAACAAACCATATCCTGTGTAACCCATATAAATGTGCAATCACTTTGAGCCAGTAAAATTTTACCTGTTAGAGTTTTACCAGTTCCTGGAAGACCAGTAAGAATTAAACCTCTTTTGTAAGGAATATTATTCTTATCATATATTTCTTTTTTCTTAAAAAACTCCAATGCTCCTACTCTAATTGCCTCTTTTTTATCCATTGGTAATTTCACATCATCAAATGTTAAATTTGGAATAGGCAAAAACTCACCAGCAGGAGTTATCTTTTCTCCTTTATAAAAATTATTTTCTGACATATATTTTTCAACAGATTTTAAAAAATTCAAAGCTAAATCGGACTTCTCTTCAGGATAATAAATATCTAAATACATACTTCTCATCCCTGGCTCTACAAGAATAACTACTCTATTACCATCTTTCTCAACTAATCTGTAACCATCAATAAGAAGTTCTTCTCTTTTATCTCTGCCAACCGCCAAATAAGAATATTCTGGAGCAGCTAATTCACCACGAGAAATACTAATAGTAGCATAAATCTTATACCCATTTAAAATTTCTGTAACCGCCTTAAAAAATAATGCTGCCTTAAACCCTGGAAAACTCTTATGTAATGTTCGTCTCTTATGTGGTTTTGTTCCTAAAAATTTATCTATGATACCAGCTTTGGATGGCTCAAATTCCGTTAAATCAATAGCTTCGTCTTTTGTTGGTTCATCAAACATTTTATTCATTATCTTTCCTCTCCTGGTAAACCACTTTTTTCCATTACCCATATATCTGTTTTCGGATCTTCTCTTGTAAATGTATATAATCCTTTAAGACTTTTCCCTCTAAATCTAACTTTCTTAAATAAATCTGAATCTTCCAATACTTCCGCTTTCCCATCATCTATCAAAACTGAATAAGCTGGAGTATTCTTTGTCGGATTAGCGTCGGTATTAATAATAGTCCATAATCTTTCCAAATGATCCATCCAAACCTTGTCATCCTTTTTCAATCGTGGAAACCGAACTGGCTTGGAAGTATGTATTTCGCCTTTTTTATCTTTAACAGTGTAAATTTCTCCTTCAGCAGTTTCATCGACTTTTTCTACTACAGTTACCTCAATCAGTTCTTTAGTAACTCCAGCAGGGGCTATTGAACCGTTCCATTCAAGTGCCTCTCTAACTTTGCAAGGCTTATACACACAGGTTGTTTTATCAATTACTGCTGGATTTTCGGTGCATTGAAAATGTGGGAAAGGCATTTCGCCATTATCTATTCTAACATCCCAATGTTGCGAAGATGGTCCTCGCCTAACAACTACTGGACCACGAAACCAATGCCAATGTAATGCAAATGGAAATGTTCCCACTTTCTTCTCTACTACTTTTTTCTTTTTCGGTTGCTTTTTCAAATATTCAAAATAAGCATCCCTAATTTTTCGTCTTTCGCCTATTTTTGTTTTTGTCCAGTATTTAAACTCTTCTGGAACTTTCTTTTTCAAATTTAACGGTAATGCTGAAAAGCCTTTTGGTGGAACCCACTTCTTATTTACTGCTCGTCTTGAAATAACATAAGGAACTTGCACAATAGGTTGAATCGCAACCCAGAAAACTCCTACACGAGGTTTCCCTTCTGGAATTTCCGACGGTGGCAAAATAATTTTTCTTAAATCAGATTTCCTAAATACTATACAACCATTCTTAGTCAATGGAACCCAATTAATTTCAGTTGGATTGAGTTCCTTATTTACATAAGCCAATGAAGCATTAAAACTATTCAAGATATACTCTGGTAAAATTCCCCTCTCCACTAAACTTTTAAAAGCTTTCTGCTCTAATCTGCGAAAAACCAATCTGCCTTTTAGCGTGCCATCCATCCAATATTCGTGAAAAGCTGGCTTTTGTGTCAAGTATTGTGCCTTACCCTTATCTATAATTAAAAATACAGCTGGATACTCCTTTGTTGCCCCAACTGTTCCAGCAGGAGCGACTCCTTGAACTTCCATCCATTCAATTGGTATTCTGGCTTTTTCGTGTGCTCGTAATTCAGTCGGTTTTACTTGTCCAGCAGCAGTTCTCCGCATAGCGAATTTTCCAGTTTTCCAATCTATCTTAAATGCTTTGCCTTCTTTCTCAATTCTTTTCGCTTCCTTCATAGTTACTACTGGCTCTTTAATAGCACCCTTTATCAAATCATCTATCGTCCAACCAATTGCATATTCGCCACGCTTTGCTACAATACGTAAATCAGTATGACAGCTCTTGCCTCTCCAATGATGATGACAGATATATTTATAAGGGCCTTTATCCTCGGCTGGAACTTCCTTATAAAGCAAGACTTGTTTTTCCAAATCTGGAGTTAATCCAATCTTGTAAATAATTTCTCCTTCCACTGGAATTATTTTTTCTTGAAATACTAATCCAGCTTTCGCTTTCCTCACAGCATTATCTATTGTATCAACTTTTTCTTCAACTTTTCCCAATTCCCTCGGTGCCCAAGCCGTTACCTTTATTTCATCGGTTTTTTCATTTCGTTCCAAATTAAGAGTTTCATATTCTAGCAAAAATACATCGCCCTTTTTCATTGGTCGAGCAGAAGAAAATGTTTTTCCCACCTTGAGATATTTCTTTCCACCAATTTCAACCAAAAGTTTTTCTGGGACTTTCTTATCCTGCGGGTCAAGTCCAAAAAGATAATTCCATATGTTTTTCACTTTTGTTTCTATGGCTTCTATAACAATTACATTAGCAGTTCCAGAGTTATGGAATTTCCATTGATTACTTCTTTTCCCATCCAATCTATATTTGGCAGATGAGAGTTTAATTACATTTCCTTCTGAACCATCAAGTTTTCTTAAAAATTGTGTATGCTTTCTAATATCTTCTGCTGACTTGCTCAAGACTGCTGGTGCTCTATTTAGTTTATATTTTAAATTTGGTTTTCTCCAAGTTGCCTGTAAAAATTTTAAAGACTTCAAAGCTTGCAATCGTTTTTCAAATGGCTCATTATGAATATCTTTACCATTCAGATAGGTTATATCGTAAACATTTGCGACCAAACCAGTTTCGTCTGGTTCGCCTTTCCTGTGAACTCTCCCTATAACAGCTTCTCTCGGTTGATGTTTCAATTCTCCATCCACCGTTTTCCATAACTCTATTTCTGCTATAAAAGAAAAATTATCTGCACCGAGTTCCTTCAATTCTTCAATTAACTTTGGAAACCTACCAGTATTGTCTTCTCCATCTTCGCTAATAATTGTTGCTTTGCCTTTATCGTAATGAAACTCCAGATTTAATCCATCATACTTCTTTGTCGAATACCAAGGCCCTTTACTTTCATCTGTTACAATTGATACAAATAAACCGATAGTCTGTCTTTCCCTTGGGAAATATCCTCTAATTGGTTTAAGCGGTAAATAAAATCTAAACAGTTTAACTTTGTCTTCTTCCGACGAGGCTTTTGCTTGAGCTCTTATTTCTGGTGATGCAGCTCTTTGTTTAGCAGTTAAATTTTTCAAGCTCATCTCAACTATATTAAATTCTGGATTTAAAATAAATTCTAATTTCCCAAGACAAATATCTGTATCGGATGGCTCGAAGTTCGTGTCGAACCGATACCTAATTCGATGCCAGTATTCTTTGGGGAGTGCTCTCCATATTCTAAACTTAAGGGCAACCGAAATAGATAATGGAAGTTTTGGATAGCAAAAAACAAAATCAATATATTTTTTGGTTTCGCCATTTGCTGGTAGTTCGCCAACTAACCATAGAAACTTTTCTTCAAATACAAAAGAGGAAAGACCTTTCAGAATATCATTTAAGTGAATATCTTCTCCCATTTCAACACCAGAAGAACCGACTGGGATATAAGATTTTTTCTCTGCCTTTTCTTCTACTTTAGTTACTTGTAACTTTCCCAATGGGATATTTGAGGTAAAAGGGCCATGGTAGGCATCTGTCATCAGGTGACTCCGACTTCTCAAATCGTCATTGAGTCTATTCATTAGTCTTTCTTTAATTTCTTGGAGCATCCTATCTGGTAAATACTCAGCCCGATACAAAATATCAAAGTCGCCCTTCGTTTTATTCCGATTAACTATCCCACCTGTCAAAAATAGAAATGGATTTTTTATTACAAATGAATCTACAACTGAAACAACCTCCGATAATTTAACTGCTTTCATATCAGGAGTTATCTTTCTGGGATGAACTATTAAATCTTTTTTGGTATTTTCTTTCATATTTTTTAAAATATTAGGAGGGCGGGCAAACCTTATTTCGTGCCAGCCCTAAATTGAGTTATCTTTTTTTTCGCTGAGTAAACTCAATTTACCCGCCTATTCCCTTTCCTTGTCTTCTTTCAAAAATCTGATAATCTTCTTCGACTTCTTATCTCTTTTGGTCTTCTTTTTTGGCTTTTCCTGTGGCTCTTCAATTTCTTCTTGCTCAATCGAATGTTTCTTCTTGGGAGGTAATCCCCTGTCTCTGCGAACTTCCTCAATATCACGAATTCCAGCTTTCAAATCCATCTGGTCTATCCTTGCTGCATCCAAAGCATCTCGCAAATCTAATTCAGCGAATTTGAAAGTGTATTTATTTGTGAACTCAGAAATCAATAGCTTATTTAATTTGGCTGCTACCATTTTTTGAAGTGGAATAATTTTCTCTGTTTTAAAAGCATTTGCTTGTTCTTTTGAGTTTGCCCTGTTTGAACTTTCAACTATTCCAACCATAATCGGAGGCACACCGAGAACAGCCAAAATCTCATCTCGGTTAAATTTCCTCTGATTCAAGAACTCCATATCCTTTGGAGGAGTTCCGATGGGAGTTATTTTTGCCCCACCCTCAGTTATAATTGTTTTATGGGATTTACCACTACCCTTATAAACAGTTCGCCAATATTCCCTCATTCTCTTTAACTGAGGTAGCGTACAATTACCTAAATCAACATGCAATCTTGGTGTCGCATCATTTTTGAAAAAGTTTTTGTTATATGCTTGAGCATAAAGATCGGTTTCAATGGGTATGATTAAACTTTCCAGAGGTGATAAGCCATAAACTTCTGAACCAGGATTAATTAGTCTAAAATGGATAATCTGGTTAAGTTTAAACTCGGCAACTATCTGCCAATCAAAAACCTGAACATAACCCAACACCCGACCATGCTCGTCAACTTTGATTCTCATTGATGGACAATATACATTATAAAGGGCTACTGGCAAATCAGTAGCCTTATCTCTTACAACCTCAACATAAGCATCGCCATAAATATGCAAATCTGTGATAATTTCAGCGACTATATCTGAAAATGTGTCATCCGCATTGGGTTCTTCTAGCAAGTCCTTTAAAGCCATTATTTTTAAATTTGAGGATAAAGCTTTGCTTAACTCAGCTCCTTTTAAGTCAATTTTACTCTCTATAGAAAGTAAACGCCACCCATTTGAGGTGGCGGTTCTAACTATAACATCTACGCATGCTCTCACCCAAGATTCTTTCTTGTATATCTGCTCCAGCATCGAGTAGCTAACACGAGTATCCCTACCCTTAGTTTCATCACTTTCACTATAATCGTGAATATAGGATGCTGGGTCTATTTTGGGTTCTTGAACTGCTTTTTTCTGTAAATCTTGTATCTCGGCAATAAGCTTGTCTTTTTCTCGCTTATGCCTATTAAAGAAAGGAAAGGTCAAATTCACTCCTAAATTGTCAAATTAAGACCAAAAAAAGATATTGGGGTTCAATACCCCTCACTACTATTATACGTAAAAAGTCGGAAAATTATAAGTAAAATTTTAAAATAATTTAATTCAAGTATTTTGAACCAGTTATGGAGGCTGCTTTCTTTGAATCTCTCGCAAAAAGCCGAGATACTATAACCTCTACCTGTGAATTTTGGAACTTTTCTGATTTTTCCGCAGAAAGTTAAGATGTGATCCCAGGCACTACAGAAATCTGGAACTATCAATTACTACTTATAAGTTGTATGAAAACCTATAGGGAGCTGTATAAAACTAGATAATCTTATTTCTTTAAGTCACTAAAAATGATTGCCAAACGAAATATTACATTGAGGCTATACTGTTAGGTAACGAGTTACTATAAGATATATCTAATGTTCAATATTAAGTGAACAATATAGAAAAGTGAACAGTACCATCAAAATGTTCTATAAGATAGAACAACTGTTCTATGCAGTAGAACAAGAGATAAAAGTTGCTATAGAATATAGTAAGACTCTACCAAGCATAAATCTTACTACAGGATATAGTAAATCTGGGCTAAATCAAACCTTTGAATAATACTGCAAAGCGAGCTAAGGTAATAAATGTCCTAACTCTAATGAATAAAAAGAGTTAAATACAATCACCATAAAAAGTATATGAATGTGCATATATAGATACCCACCCACCACCATTTTCACTCTAATTTTCGGAAATCGCTCATAAGTTTCGTTAGCCATTACAGTTATGACATTTTATCGCCTCCGCCAGCTCAAGCACGTTTGTCGCCCATCGTCGTCGGCCAGCGTCGGAGCGGTTCTCTCCCTCTATCTCCCTGTTACTGCTCATTATATTATTTTGTATTTATACCAGTATTTTATTCGCTCACTATTGTATTATAATTGTATGCTACGGGCTGGAGTATCCCAGTTTTTCTCTATACATATATTACAATAGTATATTATTAGTTAAGGCAAAAAATTTATTTTAAAAAAGACCCTTGACATTTCGGGATTTTGTGGTAAGCTATAGAGTGGAAGGAGGAAAAGACGATGAGAACGATAAAACAAGATACAAGGGCAAGGAGAAGCAAAGGCGAAGTCAATCTGTTAGGTTTAGTAGGTTTAGTTTATTTAGGTTTGATGGTGATAGTGGTACTCTGTATATTTTAAGGGAGGCGGTTAAAATGAAGAGACAGGAAGTAGAAAAGAAATTAGTCAAGCAGTTATTCTGGAATATAGTCAAGAATGAAAAGATAGACAGACAAGGACTATCTGTAAGTATAGATAACCGCACTTCCTTCTCCCATTGCTACTCCTACTTTGATGGGAGCTATAAAATAACTCTCTCCATAGCTGGGGCTAAAATTCGCATAAAAGAAGGATATACAGACTGTTACTATCAAGGACGTAAAGAATTATTAGCTAAATATACCTTGCATAACTTGCACAATGAGATCCGCTTCTTAATATATCATGAGCTAAAGCATAGCATAGACCGCTCTAATAATAAGGACTATAATAGATGGCCTGAGAGGAGAAGAGAATATCAGGCTGACAGTTATGCTTTGAGTAAACTAAAGCGTTCAAGGCGAGCAGACTGGAACGAATAGGAGGCGATTTAAAATGTTACACTATAATAGAGAATATGCTAAGACAGTCAGGCCCAGATATTTTAGTGCTTACAGCCAGGGATACCCTTGCGTTATTACTTCGGATAGATACCAGGCCAGATTATTGCAGAAAAATTTTAAGCATACCATAAGAAAAGAGGGACGACTCTATATTGTAACCTTACAGCTTAGGAAGATATATCCTCATGTTACATACTAAAGGAGGTTTTTAAAATGAAAAGAGAATTTAAAAAAGCTGGGATTACATTCTATATTGCGAATAGTAAAAAAGTCTATGTTGAGGGACTGGAAAATATAACACTATTCCGAGCAACGGCTAGAACATACAAAGGAGTATACCAGGAGGCTCAAGAGTTTTTGAGTACAAAAACTGCTAAGGAAATTACTCAAGCATATAATAACTGTCTAAAAAGACAAAGACAGACTATATTTTTTGACAAGGTCAGGCCACTATTTAAAAAGATCTTCGGTTTTGATATCCCAGTCTGTCGAGTCGGGCTGATGCTGGGGACAAAGACTATAGACCCCGTAAGATTCGATAAGCTAATAGAGACCCCATCTGGAGTCTCGACTTACAGTTTTGTTAAAAAGCAATATGGGAATATAGGCTATAGGTTACTAAAAAAGCTACTCTAGGAGATATTTAAAATGATTTTACTTTACATTTGCTTATATCGCATACTTGAAAAGATAGACGGGGAACGGGGCTGGCATATTTTATCTTATGCGATAGCGGAGCGATTAAAGATTAGATTGCTTAACAAAATTAAATGATAAAGGAGGCGCTAAAAATGTTAAGGCGTAAGGACTTAGTAGACATTGCAGACAAAGACTATAAGAAAAGACAAGGCGAGTTTATAGTTTGTCAAGATTGCGACTGGGAGAGTGGAGGGACAAGAGGCGATTTATTTATGCTCCCACTTGACAAGGTTTTGACTTGCCCAGACTGCAAAAGTGATAACTTGGCACTTGCTAAAATAAAAAGCGAGCTTGTTATTGTTAAGGACTAAAGGACTTTAAAAATCTAAAAGCGATAGGAGGTGCTTTAAAATGACAGAACTTATCAAAGCAGTAAAAAATCACTCTGGAATGACAGAAGAGGATTTACTTGGTGTTAGAAATGCAAACGATGGCTATGCGGGATTTACTTATTACAAAGATACTGTCGAGTTTTACGATGAATATGCTCCAGAAATATGGGAGCAGCTAAACGAAGTATCAGAGCAATTAGGGCAGAGACCCACTGAGGTTATATCTTCTTTTGGTTGTGTAGATAGTATTGTTGATGATGAGACCTTTAAAAATGCTCTAGCTTGGTTCGCACTTGAAGAGGTAGCAAGGTATTTGCAAGACAAAGAAGAAGAAAAGACAGATTGATATAATTAGCTAAAATAACCTATCACAAAGGCGGTGACGCTAAAATGAAGGGCAGAATATACCTTACAGGGCGAAAGACTAAGCTGGCGAGCAAGATTCGGGTTTATAAGGGCTTCGGGACTTGCAAGCAGTGCGGTTATGCTTTGGATGACAAGGAGGCGGAGAAGGGAATTTGCAGGACTTGCCAGGAGCTTAAAACTTGAGGAGGTGACTTGAGATGACTTTACAAGAGGCAAAAAATATCCTCGGAGATCGAGCGACTTGGGAACTTAAAAACATGAGGAAGGCACTTTCTATATTACAGCTACTTAACACGCCAGAAGATAACAAAAGACTTGAGGCGGTAAAGACTCTTTTAAAAGATAGGAAGTAAACTTGAGGACTTAAAAAATGACTATAAAAATCGGTCTAAAATTTAAACTTAACAAGCGAAACTGGACCTTGACAGGCTTTAGGGATGGCTTGCCACTTATCACTTGCAAAAAGACGGGGCAAGTGCAGAGGGTTAAAGACGAGGACTTATTGAGGCTTGCTAAGGCGAAAACTTGACAGAGTGCGGACTTTTAACTTAACTTGATAAACTTGCTATAAAATATAGTAACTCTATAAATTGAGGTAAACTTTAAAGGCGAGGAGGTGATAAATAATGAGATACTACTTTGAGGACTGGCGAGGCAAAAATACCATAACCTTAAAAAGAGCTTCTGCGGAATGGGTAAACTCAGACTGCCCCGATATACTTACAGAAGAAGGAGAAACGATCTTACACAATGGCGGTTTAAATGGCTGGTATGGCTTACCCTTCGACAATTCGGACTTGCTAAAACAGCTTAGGAACTTTATAAGAGCAAGCGATAAAGCCTTTTGCAAAAAATATGCACGCCTGGGCTTTACATTCGAGGGCGAGGGAAAACTTGTTAAAAACTTAGATAGAGAACTTGGGAACGCTTAAATAGACTTTACACTTTATAAAACTCGATGGAGGTACTAAAAATGAGATGGCCTAAACTTACTAAAAGGTATTACAGCAATAGACGAGATAAAACAGTCTTTGCTTATTATCGCTTAATAGGCTGGCATAACTTTCAGCTACACTTAGGAAATAATTTATATTCACTTATAATCCCAGCAAAAAGAACTTAAATACTCTTTACACTTACAAAAAATTTTGAGGAGGTGTTAAAATGATTACCAAAACAGAAGTAGCCAGGGGAACTCTGGGCGATAAAAAAGGCTGGAACTTCGCTGTTTACTGGGACAAGCGAAAGTATCCTAACCTTATATCAGCACTATACAAGACGAAAAAGGAAACGCAGGCCCAGCTTAAAAGATATCTTGAGACTGGGGAATTTGACACTTATGGATCGGCAGAGTAAACTTAAAAAAGGCGTAGATAATCTTAACACTTAAAAATAACTGTTACACTTTGGGGATATAAAAAAATGAGACCACTACTAATTATATTGCTGGGGTATGCTGTACTTGCTTTGATCTGCTTTATTCTTGTGATGATTAACTTAGGATAAAAGGAGAATACTTATTTGCTCGACGAGGATTTAAACTTAGGGGAGGTGAGAAAAGATGGACAAATACATTACAAAATACTTAAAGGCTATAAACAAGGCCAAGACTAATGAGGAAAAGCGGGATATACTAAATAAAATTTACGACGATGGCTTTGGAGATGGGTACAATTCGGGCGTAGGATATGGAGACTAAATTTATAATGAGCTAGAAAATAAAAAAGTGGGATTGCACTTTCTCCGACGATGGCTCTTTATGATAGTGTATGAGTGGAGTCGCTGGGCAGGCCCTCTTGTCACTTATATACACTTACTACACTTTGGGCTTGTGTATCTTACTTAACTTTATTAACT